TGAAGGTCATTGAGTTCGATAGTCAAGAGTCGTATGTAATCAAGCATCAGGAAATCGTTTCACTAGTGGACCGTATGGGAGATGATGAGGCTGTATGCGATGCGGCAAGAGTCAGCATGTCAAAAACAGCCGATGTATTCACGGTAGATCAGAACGCAAGACTCATTCGATATCTTGCTGAACACAATCATTGGAGTCCCTTCTCACATTGTATGGTGAAGCTTCGGTTTGCTGCGCCTATCTTCATTGCACGACAATTGCAGAAGCATCAGGTAGGCTTTGCTTGGAACGAGGTGTCTCGCAGATACGTCAAGGCATCGCCAACCTATTGGCATCCCGACATGTATAGACTACAGGCAGACAATGTAAAGCAGGGCAGTTCATCAGAAGTACATGACAATAGCCCTGGCTTTGTGGAGAATACTATTCAATCCTATCGTAAGGCTGACACGCTGTACAAGGACATGATCGCCTCTGGTATCTGTGCCGAGCAGGCAAGAATGGTATTGCCTCAGAGCATGATGACTGAGTGGATCTGGACTGGTAGCCTGTATGCTTGGGCTAGAATGTATGGATTGAGAGTAGACAGTCACGCACAACGTGAGGTTCAGTTGTATGCAGAACGGGTAGATGCAATCTGTTCTGCGCTGTTTCCAATTTCATGGAGAGAACTTACTAATGGATCTGGAAGATCTGCTTAGGTTTGCACGAATCTGCAAGCCAAGCGTCAGAACACACTATAGTATTCTCCTTGACCGAGGTCGAATTGTTAGTGTGGGCGAAGAGAATCGGGCAAAGACTCATCCTCTTGCAGCCAAGAAGGGATACAAGTATCCGACAATTCACTCTGAGTTGTCGGCTCTAATCCACATTGATAGAGGTATTGATCCTCGAGATTGCACACTAGTCAATCTAAGGATCTCTCCAACTGGCAACATTGGAATGTCTCGCCCTTGCAAGTACTGCATTGGGTGGTGCTGCGAGACATTCAAGGACATATGGTATACGAATGAGAACGGAGTATTGGTAAGGCTATGAGGCGAGCGCCCATTGATGTGAGACTACTTGCTGAACAGATCGACATCCTAAATGACAACCTACCTGTCGTTATCCCAGATGACGAAGACGCAGAAGCCGTTGAGGGTATCTTAAATCTTCTGACGGAGATTGCCGAGGGACGAATCGTTTGCTTCTACAAGGAACTCAATGGAAACACAGAATGAATCTACGGTTATTGCAAGAGATGCTTGCCCACGTTGTCGGGCAAGTGGAAACGATACTAGAGGAGACAACCTCGCCGTTTATGATGACGGTCATACTCACTGCTTTTGCTGCGGGTATCATCGTAATGGCGATGCACCTACTGTAAAGGAGCCGATCAAGATGACAGAGTTCAACAAGATTAATGGCAGATGTGATGCGCTTCCTCATCGACGGATTGATGACAAGACTGTTCGCCAGTATGGTTACGAGTCAGCCAACATCAACGGCAAGGAGTGTGAGATCGCCAACTACTACAGTCAGGATGGCGAGATCTGTGCCCAGCATATTCGCGGTCCTGACAAGCAGTTCTACTGGAAGGGCAATACCAAGGGTGTTCAACTCTTCGGTCAGAACCAGTGGAAGGTAGGCGGCAAGCGTCTTGTCATCACCGAGGGTGAGGTCGACTGCATGACTGTGTGCCAACTGCTTGGCAACACATGGCCAGTGGTATCTGTACCAAGTGGTGCCAAGTCTGCTGCCAAGTCAATCAAGGACAACCTGTCATTCGTGTCTTCCTATCAGGAAGTCGTGCTATGTTTCGACATGGACGATGCAGGGCAACAGGCAGCGCGTGAGGTATCAGAACTACTGCCGCCAGGTAAGTGCAAGATTGCTCGTCTTCCCATGAAGGATGCCAACGAGTGTCTTGTCAACTCAAACGGTAAGGCTGTCGTGTCTGCTATCTGGGAGGCTCAAGTCTATAGCCCAGACGAGATCCTCCATGTGTCGAGAATCATCGACACCATTGATGTCTCACAGGCAAAGGTATTTCCCTTTCCCTTTGACAGGCTGTCTGAGTTTCTTATCGGTCAGCGTAGCGGAGAGATTACGCTATGGGCTAGTGGTACTGGATCAGGCAAGTCAACCATCCTTCGCGAACTGATGCACCATCACCTTGAAGAGGGTCGGTCTGTCGGTGCGATCATGCTCGAGGAATCACCCCAAGAGACTATGGATGACATGATTAGCTTGATGATTAACAAGCCAGTGCGGGCAATCCGTGCGGCACAAATGATGAACGAACTGCGTGTTCGTATGGGCAAGCAGCCAATCGACATCGACATTGTCGACCAGTTCTCAGATGAGGAGTATGCAGATGCGAAGAGACGTTTATCGCAGACGGCGTTGTATATCTACGATCACCTTGGCAACAACGCTATGGCTAACCTACTCGCTAGGATGGAGTACATGGCTGTGTCTCTTAAGGTAGATGTCATTGTTCTCGACCACATTACTGCCGCTGCTGCGGGACTAATGGGCATGGATAACAAGGACATTGAGGGCGGTGGTTCAGAGCGAATTATTATCGACACCCTGATGAAGGAACTGCGTTCACTCGCTGTCCGTACAGGTGTGCATGTCGACATCGTCTCTCAACTTAAGAAGACAGACAAGGCATACGAGGAGGGTGATCGTATTACCCTGCAGGATCTGCGCGGCTCAGGTGCGCTTGCATCTGTTCCAAACACTGTTGTTGCGCTTGAGCGTGATCGACAGAATACAGATCCAATCAAGGCTAATACAACTCTCGTTCGTGTGCTTAAGAATCGACTGACTGGTCGTGCTGGTGTGGCAACTGCCATCTACTATGACCGTACCAGTGGTCGTATGCGTGAGATTGACTTTGCTACTAACGACGAAGGAGAGGTAGTCTTTGAGCCAGTACAATGACATGCGATATCTAATGTGGGCGCAGTATGCTGGATCGGTACTTGCGATGACGTATCATCCTGGTACTACCAGAGACGGCGCAGTCAGGTTAACCATCGAAGAGATTGCCAACATTGCCGATCAGATGTTGGCTCAAACAGATAGGAGATTCAATGAAACTGGTGTTGGATATCGAGTCGGATGCCCTTATGGAACTGACGTTGGACAGCAAGGGTCAGCCATCCAAGGAATGTTCGGTTGTTCATGTCGTTGTGACGAAGAACATCGACACTCAGGATGTGAGGGTTTGGACTGGCGCGGACCTATCGACTCCACTCCTCACCTACCTTGGCCAAGCTGAACTGCTAATTGGTCATAACCTGTACGGGTTTGACCTTGAGTGCTTGGAGAGAATGCTTGGGTATACTGGCAAGGCTAAGATCTATGACTCGCTTATCGTAAGCAAGCTTATGTATCCAGACCTTCGCAATCATCCACTTGGCGGTAACTCGCTGGAGATGTGGGGCAAGTACCTTGGCTGTGAGAAGATCAACTATCAGGGTACATGGTCAGAGTTGACGCAGGAGATGATCGACTACTGCGTTCAAGATGTCCACGTTGCCCATCAGATCTACAATACACAGCAGACTTGGATCAAGGCAAATAAATATGAGCGTGTTGTTAAGCTCGAGCATATGGCCAGCGACATCATCAAACGACAGCAGTCCAACGGCTTTGGCTTTGATCTATCCAAGGGCGATGCTCTTCGTATCGAACTGCTATCGACCAAGGCGCAGATCGAAGACGAGATGCGTCAGATCTTTCCAGACAAGGTGCATGTCAGATTCTCAGAGAAGACTGGCAAGCGACTCAAGGATAAGATCGAAGTATTCAATCCTGGATCTCGTAAGCAGATTGCCGAGCGCTTGTATGAGAAGTACGGCTGGGTTGCACCAGAGACTGACAATGGCAATCCCAATGTTGATGCCAATGTTCTCAAGGATCTTGAATATCCAGAAGCAAAGCATCTTGTACTGTACTTCGACACCATCAAGTTGATGGGTCAGGTAGATGACTGGATTACCCGTGCATCTCACAGCCGAGACGGTAAGGTGCATGGCTTTGTCAATGTACAGGGTGCCGCTACTGGCAGATGTACCCACTCTCAGCCTAATCTCGCTCAGGTATCTGGCGATCACAAGGCAAGAGAGCTATGGATTCCACACGAGGGTGATGTACTTCTTGGCGCAGACCTTAGCGGTCTTGAGTTGAGAATGCTTGCCCACTATATGCACAAGTATGACAACGGTGCGTATGCCGATGTCATTCTCAACGGAGATATCCATACGCACAATCAGGAGAAGGCTGGTTTGCCAACTCGTAGCAACGCCAAGACATTCATCTACGGCTTCCTGTACGGGGCTGGCGATGCCAAGGTTGGCAAGATCATCGACGGCTCTGCCAAGCAGGGCAAGGCTCTGAAGGACAAGTTTCTCAAGGAGTTGCCCGCACTTGCCAAGGTCAAGGCCGATGTCGAGTTTCAGGTGGCCAAGTCTTCTACCGTTACTCTAGTGGATGGACGCAAGGCACCTGTACGGTCTGCCCACGCTGCACTCAATACCCTGTTGCAGGGTTCTGGTGCCGTGGTCAGCAAGTACTGGATGATTCTAGCAGACATCAATCTTCGTAAGTCATTCGGTAACAAGGTCAAGCAACTAGCGTATGTGCATGACGAGTTACAGTTCTCCTGTCCCGCAGACATTGCAGATGCGGCAGGCAAGATCATCACCGATTCTGCAATAGAAGCGGGTACCAGACTTGGAATCAAAATGCCTATCAATGCCGAGTTCAACGTCGGAAACAACTGGGCAGATACTCATTAGTGTTGGTTTCTTTGATTTTTCAAAGTATCAAGGCTGGTGGGGAAAGCTAACGCAGCTTGTTGGTAGAAGTAAGATAACACATGTTGCTCCTATTTTTAACTATACAACGCCAACAACGGTGACATTAACCGTTGCTGATGAAGCAAGGCTTCACAAGCTAAAGCTGTTTAGTGATTGCCTAGTAGAAGAAGTTCCATTCCACTATATGAATGTCGACTTAGATCTTTTGATGGATGCTGCAAGCGGCTACGCGGATACGACGGTGTGGGATGCTGTCTTCTACTACTTTATTGGAAAGTATCTTGGTCTTACACGGCCTCGCAACTGTACGACATTCGTGTGTTCACTGCTTGGCTTGCCAGAGTTCTGGCATCCAGTGGATCTACATAGG